GTTAATTTGTTAAACCACTGCTGTGGTACGTTGTAAACAGATTTGCTTACTTTGTTATTGTTTTCGAATGCTGACGTTTTAGGGCATCCTATTAATGTGATTCCTAGCTCTCGTATTTCTGTTCTGTATTTAGTAACGTCTAAAAAAAATATGCCTGCGTTATCCCATACGATATAAACGAATGATTTGTTTTGCTTATATGCTTCGATTATATTACGTTCCATTTTATCTACTTCAAGCATTTTAGTAGCATACACCTTACCACGTCGTTTTAATTCAATGATAGATTTACTATTGTAAGCATCAAAACTGCTGTACGGGTCGTTTACAAGCGTTATCGTGTCGTCTGTGATTAGATTAAGAATGCCTACAAGTATTTTTTCGTTACTCTTGTAAGAACGCAGAGTGCCCTTCATATATTTTAGTTTTATTGTTATCTGTATCCATTGTAAGAGTTTTAATAAATAGCTTCAATCTGTCAGCTACGTCTTGTTCTCGACCTTGTGGTACATCGTTTAACACAGTTAGGAACGGTTTTAGGCGACCTACTTGCTCTTGCAATGTTCTCATACGTTTTTGGATTACTCGACCATCTACGTACGGTATATGCTCAGTTGGTCTTATCGTCACATTAAACGTTTCGTTAATTAGCTTTATAAACTGCCTATCGTTTCGGTCTATCCATTCTTGCGCTGTTCTTATATGATATATAGTTGTGTCGTGTTTTAAATTAACTGCTGCTCCGATATGAGACACCTTTATACCGTATTTCTTTTTTGCCATCCACATAAAAGCTTTACGAGCATAAACTACGTCTCGTTCTCGGCTTTTTTCTGTTACATCTACTTTTGAATACGCGTTAGCTTGTTCGATTAAAAACTTCATCGTTTGCTTGTCGTTGTGTGTTATTCTAGAACTTAGGTTTTGCATTGTGTTTCTTTAATTTATTAGTTACTAATTGTCTTGTGTTTAATCGTTCGTTGATTTTATCTGTCTCTGATTCACTTTTCCTGGCTCTCATTACAGCTCGACCTTTGTCGGCTATTAATTCAGATACTACTCTATTGTACGAATATTGTTCTAATTCCAATGAGTTGATATAAAAAGCAATCCTAACCAAACATTCTCCTAACTTTTTAAGCTCGGGGTTGTCTGATTGTTTCTCCCATTTAGACTGAAGTTCTAACGCTTCAAGTATATCTAACTGGTTTTGTAATGATTTAAAATCTCGTTTCATTTGACAAATATACTAATAAAATTTTATTAATCGTTCTTTTTATAAATATTTTTTATCCTAGCATATCCTTTGTACGAGTTCCATTGTCCGATAGCTGTCTCCATACCTAAGCACATTTCGAATTTGTCGTGGTCTGCCCAATATTCTAATTGCTCTTGTATTTCGTGTAATTCAACGCCTGCTGCTAAAGCTATTAGCGTTTGCTCGAAAGCATCTTTATATTCTGGGTGGTCTGTCATCATAGCGTACCTGTTTTGTGATACTGTGATAAATCGATTAATTCGTCTATAAAAAACGCTTTGTATAACGCTATTGCTGCTTCGAGTTTCAATCTGCCATTCTCTAGCGTTTGCTCAGATGCTTTGAATACACCTATATCTGTGGTTGTCTTATTAACGACCAACCAATAAAAGTCTGGAACGTCAAACATCAACGTATAAAGATACGCTTGCAAGTCGTAATCATATTTTTCTATGGTAAAACTGAATTGATTTTTTTCTTCTCCGTTCTTTAATGTAATCCATTCTACACCGTCGTTAGTTGTTTTTACATCTGCTATGTATTCATCTGGCTTATAAATATCTGCTTTGCCTCGAATCGGTAAGCCTTCGTATTCGAAAACTGCTGGCACTTCTGTATCTGCTTGCTTTAAAAATTGTGTACAAGCGTCGTTTTGTAAGAAGGCTGCTGCTATCCTGTCATTCATATACTTCTCTTTCATTGTATATGTGTAAGCTTTACCGTATTTTTCGACTGCTAGCTTCCAAGCCTTCGTGTTTTTCGTGGAAACATCGATAAAATGAAACTGCTCTGCGTATTTAGTAGGCTCTAATATTGAAGCGTGAACCAATGTACCGTCTCGAAGCGCTTGTGTTTCTGGAGATGGCTTTTTTAACTTATGAGCGAACCATTTAGGGCTAGTTAGCAACCATTTAATCGAACTGTAAGACAAACACTTGTCTAATCCCATAAAACTGTAGTAAAACTCGTCCTCGTGCATATTATCGATAAGTTCTGCTTTGTTGTAATCTTTACCGTCTAGTAATTTCATAATAATTTGTTTAAGTTAATATTCTTTTTTGTCTTGGTACGTTGCGCTGTATTTTCTTTTAACGTTATATTGCTCGCCTTGTGATTTATAAAACAATACATTGATAGTGTAGTCTGATATTTTCTCGAATGACATTAACTCTGTCGTTTTATCGTCTTTCGAATGTTCTAAGGCGAATAATCTGCGCTCTTGCCTAGTTTCAAGCTTTTTAAACTGTTTTATTAAACTCATATGCCTAAAATTATAATGTTCGGTTGGTTATATATCGAAGCGTCACAAATATACTTAATTTTTTTGATTAATACCTCGTTATTGTCTAAATTTTTTAAAATTATCGTGTCTCCTACGTTGTAATCTCGATTTCGTTGTCTTATCTCAAAGGTTTTTACACCTGATTTCACGTCTTGAAAGTACTTGTCTTGTATATCTAGATTATGCTCCTGCATCGAAGATAGATATTTGATTCTGAGCTACATCTTTCCAAGCATCTGCGTTGAACAATATTAAATCTAAATCCGATTTAGTTATTTCATCGTATGAACCAGTAAATTTAAACGATTTCGTTAATGATTCACGGAATAACATATGAGAGCCTTTTTCTCTTAGCTTTATATTTTGTTTTTTAGCTTGTTCTGGTGTCATTTGAGAGCATAAATCCCAATTCTTTTGTAAATAACCCCACAAAGCTGGGTTAGACGTTTTTATGTACATCGTTTTATTGGCTGCTTTGTAAGCTTTCGCAAAATAATCTACTATTTTACCTCCAATACCTAAGCCTTGATAATCTGGAAGCACTACGATTCTTGAAATTCTAAACGAATCTCGAACTGAACCTGAAACTAATGGTAATATAGCTACAAAACCAACTGGATTGCCATTCCAATTTATTATAAAATTGTGAGCTGATTTATTAAGCTCTTCACTCATATAATGAGTTGACTTGAATATATCCCAAGCTTCATATCTTGCTCGAAAGACCTCAAGTTTAATTGTTTCCCGCCTTCGAGATGGCGCTATCTCAAGACGCCCATTTTGTGGTGAATAAATCCAATCTGGTTGCAACCACTCTATAATATCATAATGACACGAAGCTAATACAACGCGTTTATTGTGTCGTTTCAAGTATTTAGACATTGCGTTTGACATCGCCTTAGCGACGTTTCTATCTACTACGCTTGTAAATTCATCAATTAAAACTGTTTCGTTCGGCTCAGCTCGCCCTATTACGTATGCTAATTGAGCTCGATATTGTTCTCCGTTCGATAATGTATGGAATGGTCGCAACCAAGTAGGCACAGATGCTAACCCCATAGATGAAAGCAATCTAGCTGCTTCGGCTGGCTCTAACCAATCGAAATTAGATATTAATGATTTATTGGAATCGAATTTAGCTTCTGCTATACCTATTTTGAAATAGTTTTTTAAAATGGTTGTCTTACCAGTTCCACTACCTCCGTAAACTACTCCTATGTTGAAGTTTGAGGGAATGCCTTCTAATTTAGCTTCGATTATTACATCTGATTTCGAAGTATCTTGCAAATCATAAGCATAAGACAAATAGTCCGTGTACTTGTCTTGCTCGACTGTGTGAGTTAAATTTATTTTCATAATCCTAATTCTTGGTTTAAAAATTGTATTGTTTTTGGGTCTGTGAAGTCTAACGTTGTAGAGCTTTCTAATACTAGTAAATTTAATTCGTTTTCCATTATAGTTGTTTTTTTAATAATTCAAATTTCAATTCTGCGTTTTCATTTCTTAGCTCTTCTACTTTTTTTTGAAGTGCGTTTACTTGTGCTGAGTAAAATTCTATTAATTCTTCCATTATTTTAAATTTATAAGGTTAATAATATCTTCCACTTTTTTCTGTAGCAAGTAATTGTCTGGAGCTAAATAAGGTAAATCTGAATGTAACTTTAATAGCTCTTGTTTCGCGATGTTTAATAATGTTTCGTTCATAACTGTTTTATTTAAAATTGTGCTTTGTGAAATGTTCTTCCGTTGTCCATCATAACGCTATTGCCAACAATTGCTACTACTGTCAAAATCTCGTTGATTTGTTTTCCGAATGGAGTTGTTCTTGTGATTTCGAATTTTTGACCTTTAGAGATAGTTTTCATAATTGTTTCGTTTTGATTACATTACAAATATAAAGATATTATTTAATTCGATGCAAGTTTTTTTTACTTTTTTTTCAAATTATTTTTATAAAACCAGAAAACCCCAACGTTAGTTGAGGTTCCCGAGTGTAAGGTTTTTTTAAATTTACCTAACTTTTGTGTCTTTCGTTTGTTTTGGACGTTCTAAAACATCTGGAGACGTTCCTGGCGACTTAACGTCCTTGAATCTTGGGTCTGGGGTCGTCTTTTTGTTTTTCCAGATTAAATACAAAACGAATGGCACTGCTAATAATAAAAAATACATCATAATATAAAGGTTTAATGGTTACTTGTTAAATATCGTTCTAATGCGGCTAATGCTCGCCAAGCTACTTTAGCTAAGTGAAGCTGTCCATCGTCGTCTAACGGGTCGATAGAATGGTCTATTAAATGCCTCACTAATGCGTCTGTCTCGTCTGAACTTTTGCTTTTATCCCAATGCAAAGGTTTGTCTGGGTGGTGTTGAATGTTTCCAGCTAACGATGTTTTGGATACTTCTTTAATCGCGTTCGGAAAGTAAGCTAATACTCCTGAAAATACTGGCTGTCCTTTTCTTGCTTCTGCTTTCGAGATGTCCTCGAATTCTACTTTTATATCGTTGAGTCCGTTTACTAATCCAGGGTGAGTAGTGTCTATTGTCCATAAGGCTTTGTCTTTTTTTCTCATAATACCATCAACTCATTTATAGCGGTAGTACCACCGATTATTACAGCGCATCCAATAGCTGGTTTCTTTCCTGCTTTAGCATAGCCCATAGCGTATGACTTAGCGTCTATTCCGCATCCTACTTGAGTTCCGAATATTCTAGAATTACGTCCTACAAAATACTCAGTATAAGCTTGGGTATGTAAGTGCCCCTGGACAGTAGACTGTAAGTCTGCTCTACATTTAGTCTTAGCAGTACCTCCCTCTCCGTGTGTGTAAAGAACTCCGTCAATTTCCAGTTCTTCGACGAAGTTCCAACCTGGAGTTTCTAATACATCTTTGTAGTCTTTAATCCATTTAGCTGGCACTTGCGAGCTTTGTGCTTTACGCATTATCAATCTATCGTGGTTACCTATTAATACGTCTGCTTTTGGGAATCTGTGAGCGTATCTAGCCAGCCTTTGTATTGCTAACTCTAACTCTTGAGCGCCACCCATTCCATTTGCGTCTGTTTCGTGGTATGAACTATAGTGGTTGTCGATTACGTCTCCAATAAATACTACTCGGTTGCAATTGTATCGGTTGTAAATATTTATGCAGTGGTCGAAATAACTATCTAAATCAAAAGGGCAGTGTAAATCTCCGACTACTAAAACTCGACTTTCTTTTTGGTTAAAGAACTCGAAAGATATTTTCTTAGCTCCGTCTAACCTAGGTCTTATTTGTTTTTCTTTTTTTGACATTATTAGGGTTTTTAATGTTTATTTATTGAAATCGTATTTTTTCGTCTTTTTTACAGATTCTTTCCATTCTATAATCTCTGCGACGTGGTACAATTCAGAAGCCAATCTTTTATACTGCTCTGGGTTCGTTTCGTTCTTTCCTACAGAATGCAACCATTGTAATCTAGTCGCCATACTGTCGGCTAAATCAATAAGCTTTTTCTTGCCCATTTTCTTTAACCTTGAAGTCGTTAGTACTTTATTAGTTATTTGCTTCATTGTAGATAATTTCGAGTTCTCTAATCATTCCAGCGATGCAAGGCGAACAGCTGCTTAGCTCTCGTTTTGAATTGAAAACGTCATTGTAAATGCTTACTAACTTTTTCTGCCATTCGTGAGTTACCGAGTGTTTTTTAACGCTGAACCATTCGTTTAATAAATCGAAGTTTTCGTCTGATAAATCGTTTAATTTTCTGTTAGGAAATCTTTTATTAAGGTCTTCCTTTCTGGCTTTGCAACCACAATCTTTGTCTATCGCTTTAGATACAGCTTCGACTACGGCTTTAATTCCAGTCGCTTCTGTGATAGATTCTACCACATCGCCTAATCCTCCGTTGGCTGCTCCACCTATAACGTCTTTTACGATGCTTTGTTTTACTTTTAACTTCCTAGCTATTTTAGCTGGTGTTAATCCTTCGTGGTGTAATTCGAAAATTTTGTCGTTTAATTCCATTTTTTAACTGATTAAATTAAGTTCTTTGTTTTTAAAATCTTGATAGTCTTCCCACAATTCTTTGGCTATTGTCAATTTAGATTTTTTAATAGACAAATAAATTGTTTGTATTCCTATTCCAGTTCTTTCGGCTAACTCTTTGTAAGATATGTTTTCGCTAAAATACGTTTCAAATAACTGAACATCAAACCAAGGTAGATTATTAATTAACGCTGCTCGCATTTTATCCTCGATAGCTGAATTTAAAAGTACGTCTATATCTACTCCTGTGTCTTCGAGCATATACTTTTCTTCCATATCGTATTCATCTCCTATGAAAGTGTATTTAGGCACTCTAACTAACTTTAAATCGTTTATTATTATTGAACGTAAAGTAAAAAACATATAACCTTTAGATACTTTCTTTTTTTTAGATATAACTTTGTCGTAAAGATTGTCAAAACGAGCTAACCTAATGTACGCTTCTTGGACATAGTCTTCTGCGTAGTTCCTTACCTTGAAGTTGTTTCCCGCAATAGCTTTTGCCATTTTGATATACTCCGAATGGTATTTATACATCAACTCGAGCGCTTTGTTAGTCTTCGACATTTTCTAACCAGGTCATAGTGAATACTAAAAAGCCAAACCCTAATTGAAAGTGATGCTCTACTTTCCCTCCAATGGCATCTTCGTCATCTTCTGAACCAGTTGCGAATCCAAACAAAAGTCCTTTAATGAAATGTACAGAGTACATTGGCTCATTTTTCCTTTTTTTTACGTGCAATATTACAGCCGCAATAATTAATGCTAAATAGATAGTTGTCAAAATCATAATTTTAAAAGTTTAAAGTTTCTGCGAAAATTACATCTTTGTCGATAATGTCTTTTCCAGCTACTGTGAAATTAGTGTTTCCTTGTTCCATCTTCAACGAGATAGGTGAATCGTATGAGGTGGGTCTACCGCCTGTTTCCGTTTCTTTTACCTTTCTAACGTGAATGTCTGAGTAAAACCATCTGGTTGGATGCTGTGTGTATCTGTGTATGGCTATGACGTCATCAGCACGGTTTCCCCATTTACCCCCGCCTTCAATATCGGCTAGACCACAAGGCTTTGGATGTCCTTCAAACTCGTGTCCTTTTTCGTGGGTTCTTCTTAGGGCTTCAGTTACTGCGTGAGTATTTAACCACATTGATACATTATGTTCTTTACAAAACAGTCGCATCTCTGACGCTATCTGATAGTCGTATTCGTGACCACCAACGCTTTTTAATAAGCTTGGGTCTTTTGCGAGTGAGTTATAAGGGTCAACTAACATTCCGTCAAATTCCCAGATTTGTTTTATCTCTTTAGCTTCAGCCATAAGAGTTCTGGCATTATATACCTTATCTACGGAAATTATCTTGAAATGGTTGTCCAACCAATCTAATTCTTTTTTAATTTCTGCGTCTGGCAGTTGCTGTACTGGTTTTCCTGTTTTAAATTCTAATATTTTTCTAGCTATACTATAGTCGGTATTTTCAGAAGAGAAAATTAGCCATTTTAAGTTATGCTTCACAGCGTATGCTGTCATTAGATAAATTATTACAGTCGTTTTTCCAGTGTTAGCGTGTCCTACGCAAATATTAAAAGCACCTCTTTTGAACCTTAGAAACTCATCTATCTCCTCTACGTCTAGTTTCAAGCCTTGCTCGATTCTGTCATATTTGACATCCAAGACTTTCCCTAGTAAATGTTCTTTGTTTGTTAGCATTGATAGAATTATTAATGGTTAAAAAATAGGGGGTGGTTAGCCCCCATTGAAAGCTCTGGTCTAAAAAGGTAAATCTGGAGTTTCTCTACCAGCCGTAGACTGTTCAGACGATGAAACTTGCTTTTCTACTTTTTCTGCATTAGCGACTTGTCCGTTGTTCCAAACAACTTTACCATTGCCTAAGTAAACTCGAGCTGTTTTGGCTTCTCGTTCCTCTTGTGTTTGGCCTTTGATTACAGAACAGTTCTGTCCGTAAGCATCTGTCTCGTCGTTCATAATTAACGTTACATTAGCCCAGCCCTTTTCGTTGAAATCTAACTGGTTTAGTTTGTCTTTGTTTACTGAAAATGAAATGATTGCTGCCATTGTAATTGGGTTTTGAAATTTAAGGTTTATAAATTGTTTAATTTTAATAATACATCTTGAGATATAGAATATTTCTTTTGAACATCTGCTACTGTGAATTTACCACTTTTAATAGCTTGCGCTGCTTTTAGAAACGATTCTGAACCTTCAGTTA